ATTGCGAATAGTAACTATAAGTACAATAGAAATGTAGAGGGTGTCTTTAATAATGCTGGCGAAACCACTGGAAACGAGTGGTGGGTTTCTAATCGTTTATACTGGCATCTTCATAAGTCAGTAAAACCATTTGTTGGATATACAGTTCAGAATGTAAAGAGAAATGCTTATAATGAAACAGGTTCATCAGAATCTGTGAGAAGTGTTGGTGAGTTTAATCAAACCACACACGTTGGTGAAGCAGGTCTCAAACTGGAAACTCGTTTCGGTGGTAAGAAAAAGGATCTCTTTGGTGTTAGTGTAGAAGGTGCTTATGGAACTGATAGTTCTTATGGTGTGACTGCTGCTGTTGATTATAAAGAAATGTTATTTGTTGAGGGTTCTCACGGAGTAAACAACGGAGTTACTAACAATTCTGTTGCTGCTAAAGTTAAGTTTAGGTTCTAAAATCCTAAATAAGAAGGACATCATCACACGGACTGATGGGAAACACAAAGGAAAAAGCTATGGGACAAGTGATTCGTATTGCGATTTTGAGTTGGTCTGCTGCTCTTCTGACTGCTAGTTATGCTGGTATGTTATCCAAAATGGATCCTACCTTTATTGCGACCGTCTTTACTGCCTCTGCTGCAACTTTTGGTATTAACACTATGAAGAAAGGTGGTGATGATGAGGAAAAGAAAGAAGAACCACGTAGAGAAGAAGTGGTGGCAGAAGCACCACTAGAACCACCTGCCCCTGAAGTAGCACCATCTCTTGAAGAAAGAGTTGAAGCTCTTGAAGAGGGTCAAGTTCAACCTCGTACCCCAGGAGCATAATGTCCAAGTCTGCTAATAAGGGCAAGAAAGGTTCTGCTGGAGGAAAACAATCCAAGCAGAACCAGGGTAATGCTACTGCTAAAAAGGCTAAGAACGGTGGTAAGAAAAAGTGAATTATGAGGTATTATGCCACGCGAATGGAATACTCCAATTCGGGAACCCTGGAATCCTGTAATTAAAAAGTGCCTTGATGCGATTGACGAACACATCAAGGCACATATTAAATCAGGAGATGACTGGCACTTATCACAAGCAGAAACATTAAGAAAGTATGTAAAAGATTTGAAGGTCTGGATACATAAACAAGAGGGGCGAGAATGAAAAAACTCCTTACATCAATTGGGTTATCATTAACTTTAGCATCTCCCGTATTTGCTAGTTCATTAGAAAAAAAGCAACCAACAGTCAAAGCATTCAGTCTTGCGGCAATGGGTTGTATGATACTACGAGAATGTACCGAAGGAGTAGAACAACTTACACCAGAATCAACAGCACTCTTTGTAAAAGAGTTTGATCCATTTAGAGAAGAAATCAAAAGTATTCTGGTAGCACTCAACAAAGTCAACGTTCCTGTGTATCTTGCTCCCAGTAGATACTTCACTCCAAGAACAGTAGGACTTTACAAACCAGACTACAATCGGTTCTTTATTAACGAGGAACTCTTAAAGGACCCAAGAGAGTTTCTCGGAACGATGAGACACGAAGGATGGCACGTCGTTCAGGACTGTATGGGCGGTGGAATTAAAACTTCTTTTATGGCGCAAGTTCATCAGGATTCGGAGATTCCTTCTTGGGTAATGAAGACCACAAGATTGTCTTATGAATCAATGGGTCAAAGTCGTGCTGTACCTTGGGAAGCAGATGCGAACTGGGCAGAAGAACAGTCGGGGCAGACTATAAAGCATCTAGAAATGTGTGCGAAGGGACCTCTATGGGAACAAGTTCGTCCCACACCAATGACCGCAGAATGGTTGATTGGATGTGGATGGATGAAACCACAAGATGGTCATAAAGAATATACACCAAATAAGAAAGCAGACTATTGTGTAGAAGGTAAGTTCTGATGGATGTATTTCCTTGGGGTGTGGTGATTATATTATCTTGCGGACTTGCCTTTACAGCATATATAATTTACTCAATAATGAAACTAGCATTTGAGGAGATGGAAGATGAAACAACTAAGTTTGATTCTGAGCATCACAAGTCTGAGCATTAGTGGAGCACTTGCTTTTGGTGCTTATGTGACTTATCAAAAGGCACAGAAGATTCTCGATAACCCTGAAGAGTTTGTTGGTGCTGTTGTAGAGAAGCAGGTCAACAAAGCATTTGAGAAACTACCGATTCCTAATATCAAAAATAGTATTAGACTTCCATTCTAAATACTAATGCTTATTCGTGGTTGTTTAAGCAAAGAACGGGAGCAGAAATGCTCCTTTTCTTGTATAAATAGATATAACCACGAATAAAGTAGTATGAATAACTTTTACACTTACGCATATTTGCGTGAAGATAAAACTCCCTACTATATTGGTAAAGGAGAGAAAGATAGGATTTATAAAAAAGGTAGAGGAGAAATTAAACCTCCAAAAGATAAATCTAGGATAATATTTTTAAAACAAAACTTAACTGAAAACGAAGCATTTAGGCACGAAAAATATATGATTGCTGTGTTTGGTAGGAAAGATTTGGGGACGGGTATTTTGAGAAACTTAACTAATGGTGGTGATGGTATTTCTGGTTATAAACATACTACGGAAACTAGAAAAAATTTGAGTGATATGAAAATTGGTAGAAAAAGAAAACCACATTCGGAAGAAACAAAGAAAAAAATTAGTGAGGCAAATAAAGGAAGAAATGTGACGGAAGAAACTAGAAAAAAATTAAGTGAAATACAAAAAGGAAAGAAATTAAGTGAAGAAACCAAAGAAAAAATTAGTAAAATACATAAAGGCAAAATAGTTAGTGATGAAACTAAAAAGAAAATGGGAAAAGCAAAACTAAATAACAAATATGCTAGAAAACACTAATGGCGGATAGAGACCCATACATTTATAGAATCAAAGAGATTCATAAGGTTGTAGATGGAGATACAATAGATGCGTCAATTGATTTAGGGTTTGATATAAGTTTAGAGAAAAGAATTCGCCTCGCTGGTGTGGATACTCCTGAAAGTCGCACCGCTGATGCGAACGAAAAGAAATATGGACTTGAATCAAAAGAATGGTTGAAGAAGCGTTGTGAGAACGCAAAGGATATTCTTATCAAGACCGAACTTCCAGACAGCACAGAGAAGTATGGTCGCATCATCGGTCATCTGTTCATCAATGGTGAAGAGACTTCATTGAATAACCAGATGATTGCTGAAGGGTACGCTTGGAATTATGATGGAGGAACAAAGGTTAAGAACTTTGCCGAACTGGATGCAAAGCGTAAGAAGTAATCACTTTGAGTGAAATTTTTTATATTGTTCTTTCTTTTCCGTTTTCTGTTCTTTCTTAAGTAACTTATTGACTTTTTTGAGAGACTGACTTTTTTCAAACGCAAAATAAATTTGAAGTTCATATGGGGTAAGATCTCTACTTAAGAGTTTCTTACCCCTTACAAATAATTGTTGAACAATCGGTTTCATTTTATTTACCATCCATTCCACCAAAGATTTGCCAACAAGAGCCGCAGCAACAGAAGCAGTAGCAGTGGTGCCAGCAAGAATAACCTGCTCTTTAGGTGGGATAGGGACTTCTCCGACGATTGGTACTTCAATGACTGGTACTCCTAAGTTGTTATTTTTGGGTACATCATCGGAAATAATCCGATTATCCTGAGTATTTTGAACAGGAACTTGAACCTGTGGCAGAACTGGTTGAGTATCTGGAAGTCCTCTGGTCTTTTCTTCTTTCTCTTCCTGCTGTTTCCTCTGCTCTGCTCTGACCGCAGCATCAAACTCTTCTTGAGTCGGTACATCAATCACTGGATACTTGATAGTTGTATCAGGCATATTGATGATGGGCATATCAATTTCAGGTATTACAGTCCTACCCGTTCTGCGAGTTACAGGAGGTTCTATCGTTGGAATGATAGGAGGTGGTTCACTTCTTATTTGAATTGGTTTGATTTCCATTTGCTACATCCTGTACTCTTGGATATTTCACAACGACATCAGCACAGATCTTCGCATAAGGACTTTGCGGGTGAAATGAAATTCCATTTTTCATTGCTTCACCACACTTCAATAATCTGACTAACTCAAAGTCAAGTCTTGCTTTATCTGCTTCTGCTTGTTGTCTTGTAATCTCTGTACGAACTCTTGCTTTACAGAGTTCTTGAAATGAACCATCAAGAGGAATAGAGAAACCCGCTGACAAACCAGTGTTCAATGAGTTCTGTTGATATGATGTTGGATCAGTGCTACCAGATAAACTATTGTATCCAAAGGTTTGTAGGTTCAATGTCGGTCCCTGACAAGAAACACCAGAACCATAAGTGTTCACAGAAAAAGGACCCTGAAGCACCTGTACCGCCTGGTTGGTCACGTTACCAGTCGCAGATGCTGAGGGTCCAGCAATATTCGTATTAGATGGTGCTTCCGCAAATGCAGGAGACGCTAAACCGATTATTGTGTAAAGACAGATATAGAATTTGTTACCGATTCTTCGGTAGTTTTGCGATCTATCCATGTTTCTTTCGCAATTCCAGGAGTCAGATGAGTCTCACTAAACTGGAACGGAGCACCTTGATTGATGAT